GCCTGCAGTAACAATAGATGTAGGGTAGTAAAAATAATGTAGCTCCATAGTATAAGTAGCATCAGGTGTTGGGCCTAATATAAATGTATTCTGATCAAACACTGCGTAGTATTCAGGAGTTCCATAAAAAGTACTATCTGTATCAGGAAACGCTGCACGAATAAAGTTTACGTCTTTATTTAACAAGTATGTATATTCGTTATTACTATTGATCACCGCCATACTAAATGTGGCTAACCAATCACTTGGCATACCTAAGTACTTATTGCCAGCTGTAGTAGTACCCGTTACATTTTTACGGAGTGCAGGTAATTGCACCGTATTATAAATACGTTGTTCTGCTTGTTGGATAAAGGTATTTACTACAGTAGTAGTAAACTGATTTTCCGTGTAATCCTGTATCTGTGCTACGAGCTGACTATAATTCATTTATTACGCCATTGGGCCTCTAGCTTTAGTACCTTTAGTTGCTGCACCGCAACCACGGATTGTAATACCGTCAGTTTTAACATCGTTGCGACCTGGATCACCAGCGCTTACACGAGGTGTACCTGTGCCATGACCCATTTGTTGAGACTTTAATTTATTAGGATCTTGACTGTAATGAATGTCCGCATTGGGAACAATTACTGGTTGTTTATATTCTGCCATGATTATTATCCCTTTTTCTGTGCTGCAACTTTAGCTAAACCACGACCCATAGTTTTCATATCAATGTTCTTTTTACCGCCTTTAGAACCTGTATGTTTAGGGCCTTTTTCAATACCTACTTTAGCGCCGTCATTGCCTAAATTTTTACCTTTGGTTTTACCTTGTTTGGTAATACCGTCAGCTCCTGATTTATATGCCATGTTACTTCTCCTTAAGTTGTTGTTACTGTTACTGTGCCTACTTGACCTTGTGCTATTAAATCATTAGGGGTCAAACCTGTATCAAATCCTCTTGCGCCACCCACTGGGTTCCACCCCCACTGTATAATTCTACTGCCCATAGTGGGTACGCCTGTTTCACTTTGTAGTGGTCCTGTTTGTTCTAATATTTGAAGTCCATTTAAACCAGCCTGAAAATAACTTGGGCTATCAGGTCTTGGATCTCGTACGGCTTGCGGGTCCGAGACGGGATATAGGCCAAGACTCAACTGCGGTTGATCCGGTTCCCAACATTCAGGGCATACCAGTATATTAACATTTTTGGTCTTAATAACCAATCGTTTTAATTGCGATAGTTTATATCTAAAATTGCAACGATCACATTGAGCAATCGCATTTTTACCGCTTGAATATTTACTAGGCATTAAACGAACCTGCCTTTAGTTTTACCCTTTTTCTCAATGCCGTGACCACGAACTTTAGGTTTGATAGATTTTTTAACTTTGCCACCTTTTTTAAATTCTTTTTCATAGCTTATAAACCCACTATCAACGCCTCCTCTACCCGCACCTAGTGAAGCCCTAAGTAAATCATTTTTATCTAATTTTTGTTCGTAAGTAAGATCCCCATGATCTAACCCCGCATCTTTCCAATTTTTACCTTTAGCGTAGTGTCCTGATAAACCAATTTCGATAGCCGATTTATCATCTAGTGGTTGTCTATATTGAGCTCTTCCCCCTATAGATGTAGCATCTTTATCTTTACTTCCGCCACCTGAAATACTTAATCCTTTTCTTAAATCCGCTTGCTCTTCTCGTAGTATTTGTTTTAAGGCTTCTTCAACACCTTTTCTATCCATGATAGAACATCTCCCTCGGTACAAACCTAACGCTTGCTTTTTCTCTATCTTCATCTGCAGCAAGTTGGAACTGTTGTTCATAGTCGGCTTTTAATTCTGCACGACGACCTGGGTCTACATTTGGTAATTTCATAGATAAATAATAAGCTAACCCTGCTACCATGCAAGTAAGAAACCTAAATGGAATATCCTGTGTATTAACTCCGCCTCCAGCATCTAAAATTCTACGTAATCTATAATATACGAATGTGTAATACTCACTTTGATCAGGTGCTGGCCACACATTAATATTAGGATATAGCAATACTTTAAGTGCTGCACCTGAACTATGGGTTGAAGCTCCTGTATTATTAACACCTCGAATACATCCTAGCAAAGAAGTAGTCGTAATACTTGTGTATTGAATAACCTCATTATCGATTTGAACAAATCCACTATATGGAAATTTTTCTGTACTACTAACAGGAATAGTTGTATCTGTTGCGGTAATAGCTGAAGTTAAAGTCGCTAGCGTATTTACGGTATTACCTGATTGTCTATTAACCCACACTTGTATAGGACGACCCGTTGCATTTTTGTTGGGGATTGTAATATAGGTTGACTCGCTGATACGATTAATATTAATGTCTTGCTGATTTTGCCCAGTGCCCGTGCGTGTCACCATGTCTAACAAATCAATCGTGTCTACAGGCAACGGATACATAATTTGACCTTGATTTAACGTGATTTGACCCTGTTCAACGGTCCACAAATTAATACCACGATTAGCCCACTCAACAGTTAATAGATTAAGGCTACGTCTTGAAGTTCTAAAGTCATATCCTGTACGCAACTCTTGACCACAACGTTCAAAAGCTTCTTCAATAAGTGTATTGAGGTCTAAATTAAAATCCGAGGTATACGTGGTTGCCATTATTTCACTCTTCTATAAGGTTTTACTTTTTGTTTAACAGATTTAGGTTGAGCTACAAACTGTTTACCTTTAGCTTTCCCTTCCCTTTTAGCCTTTGTTGTTGCTGCATATTCTTGAGGGCTTAATGCTTTTATTGCTTTTTCAGGTAAGTATCTTTCGCCTGTTTCACTAGACTTTTTACCTGACTTAGTTCTCCACTTTTGTTCACCCCATGCTTTTAGTGAACGTTGTGGTTTAGCTAATGCACTCATTTATATCCGCCACCTGCAGCTTTATATTTCTTAGCAACTAACTGTGCTTTACGAGCTGACCATTGGCCGGCACCTGTACCATGTGTTGCAGCAGCTTTTACTTGAGCTACGATTCTTTTTCTAAGACTAGGCTTTGTGTAGTTACCAGCTTTGTTTACTGTGCCACCTTCTTTAAACTGAGTAAAATCTGTGTTATCACGACGTTTTTTAACAACGCCTTTAGGCATTTTATTCTCAGTAGCACTAGGTATCTTAGTTTTCTTTATAGCGCCCATACCACGTGAAGGTCTCATTAGCAGATCTTTCCTCTTGTTTTACCTTTAGTTGCAATACCGTCTGCACGTTTAGATGCTGAAGATACTGAACCACCTGATTTATATTTCTTTTTAGGTAAAGGACCCATATCATCATTAAGAGGTATATTTTTCTTTGGCATATCAAACTCTTTTTTCTGTTTTTCTTGAACTTCTTTTATTTCTTTATTGAGTTTTTCAGCTGCCATTTCATTTGGATCTTTTTCTTGCATGTCTTGAACTTTGTCCATTGCGTTTTTCATTCTATCTAATCCCTTAAATGCCATGATTAAATCATCCTTCCTTTTGTTTTACCTTTTACAGCACAACCATCAGCTCGTTTAGAAGCAGTTGATCCGCCTGAAGACATACATTTAACTGTTCCACCCTTTTTCTTGCCTTTATAGTTTTTCATAGCTTTTGGTATATCTATTCTGGCTCTTTCTTTTGTAATGGCTTCTTTCATTTCTCTAGCACCTTGATACTCAGGACTATCTTCTGTTTCCTGGCCCAAAGTTAATGCCCTTTCAATTAAAGGAGGTTTGGTTGTAATACCTTCTTCACCTTTTTGTCTAAATTCTTTATAAGCTCTAGCAGACCCAATACCTCGTCTTTGTAAATATTTTTCTCTATCGCGCTCTTCAATTGCTTTATCTAATTCTTGTTTATTCTTGTCTGCAAAATCTTTTCTTGATAGTAATGCATCCCCACCGTCAGCGTATTTTTTAACTTTTTTAGCCATGTTAGCTCCTTAGCACATCTTGCCTTTAGTTTTACCGCGAACTTCAATGCCGCCGCCTTTAGCACATTTAGCCATACCACCTTTAGCCATCTTAGCCATGCCGCCTTTTTTAAGTGCAGCTAAGTCTGACTTCTTACCGCCGTGTAATTGTTTCTCGTGCATACCTACAGCTTTTTTAGCCATAGCTTTATCTTGTTTAATATCTTTTTTGTCCATCATGCCACCTTCTTTGTATTTTTTAGTCATACCACCTTTTTTCATGTATCCCATTTTATTTCTAACCTCCGTTGGTAATTTTGATAATCCAGGATTGTCACTTGAATCAACTGCCTTAAGTGCTCCACCTGATCCGAACTTCTTAGCTTTATCTGCTTTCATAAACTCTTCTCCTACTGATTTTTTAATACCAACTTTCTTAGCGAAGGCTGGGTTATTAGCTACCGCTGCCATTAAATTATGTTGTGCTTTAGATTTACTAGGCATTTTGTTTCCACCTTAAACATTTAAAACAATTACAATCTGAGAAGTGATTAGGTTTTTTAGGCTTAACTACTTCTTCTTTTTTAATATCTTCTTTTACTTCTTTAATGATAGCTTCGACAACAGCTTCTGTAGCTTGTTCTTTAACTTGTGTATTAGCGATTTCATCTAATAACTCCTTTTGCTTTCGTTGCTTGGATTTAAATACTCTTTCAATAAATGATTTCATTTATTTACCTTTTTTAAACCAGCCTTGCACAGTTTTAGTTTCATATATACGAATAGCTGTCCATATAATAGTAAATAGTGCTGCAATAGATGGTAACCAACTCATTAATGTACCCATAACTGTTGCCACCGAAATCCCGTCTATTAAATGTTTAGTAGGTTCATCTATATGTTCAAAATATTTCGTCATTTGCAATTCCACCTTTTTAACGAAGCAGCCTTACGAGTAGGTCTACCTTTTTCATCTTTCATAGGACCAGGCATACCAGACATCCTTGCACAAAATGATCTCTTACGAGCACCACCTTGTGGTTGAGGCGCCTTTAGATTTGAACCTGTAGCTGCATTATATTTAGCACGCCCTTTAGCGGTAAGACCTGCGCCTTTAGACACAGGGAGCTTCTCACCACGTCCGACTGCTAATGATACGCCTTTTTTCTTATTAGCCATAGAATATTTCTACGCTTGGAACACTAACTAATTGAGCATAAACGCCGTTATCAGCTATCATTCCTTCACCTGGAACAACAATATTGTATGGAACAGTATCTGCATTATCTACTGAAAACATCCAACGAGTATTCTCATTAGCATTAGCGCCAGCAGTAATAGCACCTGTATTAATATCTTGAACTGTGTAAGTGTTAGTAGCTACAGTAAGAATAATGTAGTTACCATTAGTGGCTTGACCGCCTGTACCTGCAGCAAATGTTAAACCGACTTTTTGACCTACTTGATAGCCATGAGCATTTTTTGTGATTGTGATAACACCGCCAGCGCTTCTAGCATAAGTAACTGCTGTTGGAGCTTTAGTTGCATCCCATAGATTTAGAGTACCTGCAGCACCACCTAATACAATACCTTTAACTCTTGTGCGTCCTACGACCATCTGAGAGCTAACGTTTGCATGAGCACTTTGTACATCATATTGCATTGCCATAATTAATCTCCTTTATTTTAGTAAGGGGGCTAAGCGCCCCCATGATTAATTATACAGCTGCGCTAAATGGAGTTGCTGGAGTACCAGAACCTACTAAAGCTGCATTTACTAAGTATTCACCTGCTGCAATATCAGTTACTTGAACGTAAGAACCAACTAAACCGCCTGTTGTTGATCCATTCATAGTGAGTGTGTCAGAAGCTGGTAATGTACCAAATATAGCAGCTGTAGTTCCACCTACTGAAGCTAAACCGTTCATAGTATCTGTTGAATTAGCTACTTGAATAACATTGCTATTAGATGTAACTGCTGTTGCAACAATAAATGTGTAAACAGCTTTTGAACCTGTAGCTGCTGGAAGTGTTACTGTAATACCAGCTGCACGCGATAAATTGATTGTTTGACCATTAGAATCTGAAGTTACTGCTAATGTTGCTGATGTAACTGTTGAATCAACGTCTGTACCTGTGATAAAACCGGCGAGTGATCGGACTGGGCCGCTAAATGTGGTTATTGCCATAATATATTTTCCTTCATACAAAGTTAAGCTTATCCGTCTTGTATGCGTCTGCCGGGACAGTCTGATAAGCCGGGTAACCCGGATTCCCAAATAATACCTGAATTGGCACTATTTGCAAGCATTATAGCACTATTTATTCTGATGATCTATGAGATATTGAGCAGCTTTTGCTAAAACTTCTGGATTATCTTTAGCGTGCCCTAAAAAAGAATTACAATGAAAACATAACAAATCTCTTAATTTATTAGTAGTGTGGCAATGATCTACACATAAGGGTTCTACTTTACCCCGTCTTATATTGTCATTTGCGTCTTTACCACATAAGGCACATTTATAATCTTGGCTCGCTAATTTCGTCTCGTATTCTTGGGGGGTTAAATTATATCTAAGCTTTAAGTTGCATTTTCTACTTATAGCTTTTCGCCATTCTTTAGGTTTAGTTTTTTCGTACTCAGAAATTTGAGCGTTTCGTTTTTCTTTGTTTTTTTCATACCACTTTGCATGGTATTCTTTGTGATAGGCTTTACGTGCTGCTTCGTCTTTGATTGGCATACTACCTCCTAAGTTCAAAGCAGTATAACATAAAAAAGGGGCCGAAGCCCCTAATCTATCACTAACTTAATAGCAATCTGTTACGATAACCATTACTTGTTCATTACGTACATAGTTATTTCAAAGCCAAAACGCATTTCTGTAGCTGCTGGAGTTGTCCACATAATATTTTCCTTTTCAAAAAGTTATACACACCGTGTGTATGACTACATATTACTCTTAAAATTTCCCTGTGAAATAGAGAAAATCATGATAAACAGGCAAAGAAAAACCCCGCCGAAGCAGGGTTAATCCTAGTACATTTCCAAGTGTGCTATTAAGCAGCGCCTGGTGAACCCCACATACCGAGAGGATCTGACCAACCGAATGAATAACGCTCACGAGCCTTGTAACGAACGTTACCAGTATCAAAGTCGCCATCCATAGATGTTGATAACGGAGTACGCACAAAGTGTTTCATGCCGTTAGGTACATCAGTTG